TACAGCAAATCAAGTATTAAAAACTGATGGTTCAGGTAACTTATCATTTACAACATTAACATCAGATGGAACTGCTGATTGGGACACAACTGTTAAAACAACAGGATTTACTGCTACTGCTAATAAAGGATATTTTTGTAATACTACTTCTGCAGGATTTACAGTAACATTACCCGCAACTCCAAGTGCTGGAGATGAAATTATACTTTTAGATTACGCAGGAACTTTTGATACCTTTGCTTTAACTATTAATCCTAATGGTGGTAAAATAGAAGGTGGAACATCTAACCTAAAATTATCTGGTGAAAGAGAAGGAGTAAGATTAGTTTATATAGATTCAACACAAGGTTGGTTAGCTTATTCAGGAATTAATGAAGGAACAGATGCCTTAGCACCAATAACTTATTCAGTAGATTTTTTAGTAGTAGCTGGAGGAGGTGGTGGTGGTAGAGGTGATGGAGGAGGAGGCGGTGCTGGAGGATATAGAACATCAACTCAAACAGTATCACCAGGAACAGTAATTACAGTAACAGTAGGAGATGGTGGTGCAGGAAGAGCAAGTACAAATGGTCAAGGTACTTCTGGTACAGACTCATCTATTTCAGGCACAGGTTTATCAACGATAACTTCTGCTGGAGGTGGAGGCGGTGGAGGTGTTTCAGTAGGTTTAAATGGTGGTTCTGGAGGAGGTGGTTCTGGTGCTAATGCAGGAGGAAATGGAAACACACCAAGTACTTCACCAAGTCAAGGAAATAATGGAGGATCTGGATTTTCTGGTAATGCTGGTGGTGGTGGTGGTGGAGCTAGTGCTGTTGGTGAAAGTTCACCTTCCCAAGTTGGTGGTGCAGGAGGAGCTGGAACAGCTTCTTCAATTACAGGTTCTTCAGTTACAAGAGCAGGAGGTGGTGGAGGTAGAGGTGATAATGTAAATGGTGCTGGTGGAGCAGGAGGTGGTGGAGCTGCTGCTGCAGGAGATGCAACAGCAGGAACAGTAAATACTGGAGGAGGTGGAGGTGGAACAGCTAGTGGTACAGGTGGTGCTGGAGGAAAAGGAGTTGTTATATTAAGTATGCCAGATGGAGATTATTCAACAACTACAACTGGATCTCCAACTGTTGCTACAGGAGTTTCAGGAAAAACAGTTTTAACATTTAATGGTTCAGGGAGTTACACAACATAATGGCTAGTTTTGCAAAAATAGGATTAAATGGAAAAGTGATTGAAGTTCAATCAGTAGTTAATGAAGTTCTTCATGACTCTAATGGAGTTGAACAAGAAGCTATTGGTATAGATTTTTTAACAAAATTAACTGGTTATCCTTTGTGGGTTCAAACATCTTATAATACAATTGGTGGAATACATAATAACAATGGAACACCTTTAAGAAAAAATCATGCAGGAATAGGTTATACTTATGATGAAGATAGAGATGCTTTTATACCTAAAAAACCTTTTAACTCTTGGGTATTAAATGAACAAACTTGTTTATGGGAATCTCCAATACCTTATCCACAGGATAATAATAAATATAATTGGAACGAACAAAATCAATCTTGGGATATATTAGAAGTATAGTATATTAAAAAACGAAAGGAAGGAATTTGTCAGAAGTAATAAAAATTCACGAACCTAAATTTGAAAATTCATCTTGGAATTTTCAATTAGATAAAATTGAATTTTACGCATTTTGGAATAACGCATTTTCAAAAGAAGAATGTCAAACAATCATTAACATAGCTAAAGATAAAGGTTTAATTAAAGGAAAGACTAAAGGAGGAAATACAAAAGATGTTAGAGATTCTAAAATATCTTGGTTATATCCAGTTGATGGTATGGATTGGGTATTTCGTAGAGTAACTGACATTACACTAAATCTTAATGAAAGGTTTTTTAAATTTGATTTGTTTGGAATTAATGAAGGATTTCAGTTTACAAATTATGAAGCACCCTCTGGTAAATATGGTAAACATGTTGATAGAGGAATAAATATAGCAGTTAGAAAATTATCTATATCTATTCAACTTACAAATCCTGAAGAATATGAAGGTGGAGAACTTTATTTATATGAAGATGATAAAGGAACTCTTATGGATAAAACACAAGGAACATTAATTATGTTTCCTTCTTATGTATTACATGAAGTTATGCCAGTAACTAAAGGGGAAAGAAATTCTTTAGTAACTTGGGTAACTGGTAAACAATTTAAATGACAGTTAGAAAATTATCTATTGAAGCTACAATAAAAAGATACACTAATGAGAATGGTTTTGCTTGGGGTATTAATACAGTAATGAAATCCTTAGCACCTGACGCAAGTTATGATTTAACTTCTGCTGGTGAGTTTATTATAGATAGATGGGATTCTCCTTTGCCACAACCTACATCACAAGAAATAAGAGATGAATATATTAGGCAACAAACTATAGCTGAGTGTATTGAATACTTTAATAAAGTAAAATGAATATTTTGATAGCGATACCATGTTATGGTGGCAACATCAGTAACATGACATTTCATTCATTATTTAATTGTATTAAACCTTTAAACGATATGGGACACAATCTTAGGATTGAAACTCTACCAACAGAATCTTTGATCTCAAGAGGTAGGAATAAGTTTGTTACTAAATTTTTAGATAACAAAGATTTTAAAGGTACACATCTATTATTTATAGATTCAGATATAGGTTTTACATTAGAGAATATATTAAGAGTTATAGAGTTTAATAGAGAAGTTGTTACCTGTACATATCCTGTGAAAGGATTCTATTGGCAGCAGTTACTAGATCGTATCAAAGAAAATAATAATATAGATGAGAAAACAATGCGTGATTATTTATTGCAGTTCAATGTCAATCTATATCCAAACACAGAATTTAAGGGGGGATTCGCAAGGGTAAAAGAGTCTGCCACAGGATTTATGATGATCAAGCGTGAGGTTTTTACTACTATCATAGATAAGAATCCGCATCTTAAATACAAACCAGATCTAAGAACAGGTATAGAAGGATCAGACAATGCGTTTGATTTTTTCCCTGTTGGGATTTACAAAGAGAAAGATGGCGTGAATAGATATTTATCTGAAGACTATTACTTCTGCAGATTAGCTGAAGAGTGCGGCTTTGAGATCTGGACAGACATAAGTACGCCAATAAATCATTTGGGAAGTGCAGAATACTATGGTAGTTTTATTTCACAATTAAATAAGAAATAATATGATTATATTTATTATTGGTTTAATAGCTGGAGTATCTGTAGGTTATGCTTACAAAGATGAGATTAGCAAAGCTATTGAATCTATCAAATCAATCCTCAAATTATAATAGCTACATTGTAGCTTGAAAAAATAATAGTTAAACCCATATATCCTTCATTAACCAATGGAGAATACTATGTACAACTATTCAGATATTAAATCATACTGGAATAAGTTCCTTAATGATTACACAGCAGACGTTAAGTCTTTCTGGAATAATTATTTAGAAACAGTAGAGAAAATATATAAAAATAAATAAATTATATTTATAATTCAAAGAGTTATAAAAAATAATTTTATTTACTTATTATTCAATTAACCCTATCTCGCCATTGCCAAACCAACTATAGGAGTTTGCATGGCAAAAAAGAAAAAGTCAGCCGAAGACATCATCTACGAAATCAAAGATTTATTAGATGACTTGGAATTGGTTATCAACCCAGATGATAATGATGTATCATACGAAGATGATATGGATGATGATCTGGATTTAGAAGAAGACGAAGACGAAGAGTAGTCTATAAGGTAAGGGTGGTTTAATAGCCACCCTTATTTACTTATCCACATTTTAGTATAACTAATCATAATGAAATTTTTATTAGTCTTTACTGTTTGCTCAATGGTTAATGGTAATTGCTTAGACACCATGAGTACAGGTAAGAAGTTTGATACCTTTAGGGAATGCACCATAGCTGGCTATGGGTTTATAGCAGAACAGAATAAGCTATTCCCATTAGATCAGTTTGAGAAAGTCAAACCATCCTTTCATTTTGACTGCATAGAAACATTAGAACAATCCACATAATTACAATCTTTAATTGACTTTTTATCCACAACCACTATAGGTGGTGTATGAAAAGAAAGAAGCAACCTATATCTGCTACATCAGTCAGACTATCAGCACATGAAAAAGTATGTGCAGAAAGAATGGCACAGCTAATCAAAACTATTGATGAACTAAAAGTAGAAGTAAAAGATTTGCGTGTAGATATGAATGATCTTCGTGGTGATATGAACAAAGGAAAGGGTGTTATTTATTTTGTTATATTCCTTGGTACTCTTGCCACTGCAGTTGGTAGTTTTTTTCAATTCAAATAAACAACACAAAGGTTTACATTGCGAAAGGCAGACAAAGGCTTAGTAAGCGAAGCATTAGCACAAGCATACTTTGCTAAAGATCCAAACCTAATTGTATTCACAGCACTAGGTGGTGTTGGTCCAATAGATATTTGTACGTTTAATATTAAAACAAAAGAGTATTGCAACT